GATAAGTACGATATTAAGTGGATTGAGGGAAAGAACAAGATTAACATTGGTGGGTTGTCACTATTTCACGGACACGAGTTCGGTAAGCAATTCTTACCAAGTGTAAACGTAGCACGTGGGTTGTTTTTAAAGACCAAAGCAAATGCGATGTGTGGACATCATCACCAAACTGCTGAGCATACTGAACGTGATGTAAACGGAAAGGTGATTACTTGTTGGGGTGTGGGTTGCTTAAGTGAATTGAGTCCTGACTATAACCCATATTCTAAATACAATCACGGATTCGCAATAATAACAAGAGGCAATGGAAAAGAATTTCACGTTAAGAATTATCGCGTTAATGACGGTCGCATTTATTAGCGGTCTGTTCATTTGTCGTAGTTGTAATAAACCACAAGTTCAAACTATTAGCCACAACGATACGATTGTTGTATTAAAGGCAACCATTGACACTTTGGAGGTGGAACGGATCAAAACCAAAACGATTTATGAAAAACAAATTGACACTATTTATATGCTTGATAGCATTGCCATTGATAGCGCATACGCAAAAGCAATCAACAGGCTTCAGCAACTCGAAGGTGCTGGATTCTTTAAGCATTGAAAGGCGGTTAGTTGTACTTGGTGTCAAATCACTTGATTACTACATTCATTTAAACGACATCAATAGTCGTATAATTCGTACACAAAGTGAGGTTATTGTCTATAATGAGGGATATATAAGACAATTACAGGATGATTTGTCCCATTTAAAACAAGTTAATGAGGTTGAGATTAGGCGCAAAAAAAAGTGGCGAAAAGCCACTCTTTATTCAGTTAGTTTGAATGTTTTGTTTATTGCAGGAACTTACTTATATTTGTCCCTGTAAATTTGTGTTATAAATGGAGTGATTGGTAGGTAGCCCACTCCATTTTTTTTTAGAATGTATGTTGAACTTGTCTTTTGGGGAAATCAATCAACTGGTCATAATTTGAATAAGCCTCAATAGGTTTAATATAAGTATAGAACCAATCATCAATTTTATTCATCCATTGAATTTTATCTGATTCATTCATTCCTTTGGTTAATGCCTCTTTGCATTGATGTAAATTTAGACCTGCAATATCCATTGTAATACACAATGAGTTTAAATTTATTTGTAATTCATCGTTCATTTTTTTACTTTTTTAAGTTCATAATTCTTTTTAAATAAATAGCCATATCTAAGGCTTCTTCGTAAGCATGATGTAACCATTCTTTTTCCGATAGGTTAGCCTTATCAACGGTTGTTCCGTACTTCGCTCGTCCCATTTTCTCGCGTGAGATAAGGTCTGTGATGACTTCTTTGTAGACATCACTTTGGCAGTTGTCAAAATCGTGTGTTATATTCATTCTATTTCAATTTTAGGTTGTTTTTCTTTTGCATCTTGGATCAATTTAATTAGTTCTGGAAGCATCCAATATCCATAGGTTGCCATCTCATAAGTGAAATCTTCAAGGTGTTTAGTGATATCGGGCAATGTCGCGCCATCAGTTTCCCAAAGCGCAGTAATTGTCTTACCGTGTTCACGTTGAATTGATTCATTTAACCGCTTCATTAGCATTTTAGTTTGATGATTATAGAACCATTTGATTGGTTCGCATTCATCACTCGCGTAAAGTGTCGCTTGTGTCCACATCAACAAGTTTAACACCTTGATTTTTTCAAGGTCGGACTTCGATAATTTGTTATTCATACCAAATCATTTAAATTAATTGTTTTGAAGTAGTCATTATGTTGCTTACCATAACTTTCCGCTTTGTATTTTGTATGGAAAGTTCTTGAAGCTATTATTTTATTATTAGGTTCAAGATACAAATTCACCCAAGATTCAACAACCTCTTCTTCGTATTGGAGTTGAAGGTCGAAACCGCTATAAGATTTATTTAATCTAAAATGACCACTTTCAGTCCAACGAATTAACGTGACACCACCTTCAACACCCATTAATACAGGTAATAATGGTAGTCTTTCAAACTTAGTAAGTTGAGTTACTTCATCACCATCACGAGTTACAACTTTATACTTGTCTCTATTTGAGTTGTATTCTTCCCAATCAAATGGGATTGTTTTTATCTGTTTCATTTTACTGTTGTTTTTCAAATTCTTTTAATAGTTTATCAGCCATTTCAACTGATGCTTTTACAATTCCATCCATAGATTGATCCAATGCTAAGACGGAAACTTCCAATTGTTCGCATCTACTTTTATCCATCCTGCATTTAATCTACCTTGTTCGACAAGCTCAGACATATATTCATACATCTTTTCGTTGCTTTCGTATCTCCTAACAAGTTCATACCAATTATCAATAAAAGGCTTCCATATCGGACAAGTTTCTTTTATTTTACGCAAATCCGCATCAGATAATTTACACTCCTTCCAAAGCGTATAGCACCTACTAAAATCATCCTTATCATAAGGTATTTCAACTCGGAACTTTTTTATGTTTTCGGCATTTAGCGTTCCTGTAACTACTGCCCACATTGTTTTTGAACTCATACCTACGTGTCCAAATACTATCCACTCGTTTAAAGTCATATTTCTGTTTATAATTTGTTCGACAAAAAGCACTGGGCATAACAGCGCCTTAGCGTCAGTTTTTGGCTATTTAGTTTGGTGGTAACTTGAAGCATTTCGGTAAGCCAAAAACCGAACGCCAAGCTGCAAAAAGTTATCGGCTATTTATAAGACACTCCCAAATCCTAACAAATTCAGACCTATCCATTTTTGACATATTAAAGTGCATATTCAATCCAAAGAAAAAATAAATGCACAGACAATTATGATTAATAATCAATAAAATGTAGCCAATAAGCCAACCAATTATAGGAGCAGAAATTATTATTAATGATACCAGTTTATACCTGCATTCAAAATTAAATTGACAATCCCAATGCAAGTTTTTATTAGCAATCCAAACTTTGAAATGTGATTTATTCCAGTTTATTTTATCAATAAAGCCGTAAAAAATAAACATTGCAAGTAAATGACATGCTTCGTGATATAAGTGTGCAGGAAAATTAAAAACAGACCAAACAGCCGATAACATTTGCTTTGTGTAAATTTGGGCTGACACCTGACCTTCAACATTTGTACTCATATTTTGTCAATCCAAACGGATACAGCTATTCCCAAAAGCATTACAATAGCCAATATAATAAAAGTCATTATTAAAGCTATCATATCTCCTCCTTTATTTGTTGGCTTAACATTTCAAGGGCATATCTTGCGCCTTCGATAAACGCGAAATAACGTGCGTTGTCCATTTGTTCACCGTTGTACATCGCGTGAATTTCCGCTTTCATTTTGATTAGTTTGTGTAGTTCCATAGTTTGTTTTTAAAAGTTTGCAGTCAGGACAGGATTCGAACCTGTATTGTTATCAGTGCTTATTGCTAATAGCGTCTACCAATTCCGCCACCTGACTATGGTGGAGGGATTGCTTTTTTATAGAAGAGCTCGCCCACCTCAGAACTTCTTTTGCAGTCAGGGTAGGAATCGAACCTACTTAAGCTTTATCCTTCAGAGTGCCATTAGCTGTTAATCTCAACCTGGATTGTGCTGCGCTTACCAATTCCGCCACCCGACTATTTTGGCAAATATAATTATTTTTTTATTGAAAGGCATATTTTCCGAAATTTCTTTTTAATTCGTAGAATGCCCTCATCATTATAGCATCAGCAAAGTCGGGACTTAATCCGTGTCGCTTCTTTAAATCTTCTTTGTTAGTCACTCGCAGTTTACCATCACTATCCAGTTTCTCGCGCCTTACCATTTCTAACTCCTTTACAATCGTGTCCTTGTAAGTTGGTTCAAATGTGATCAGGTTATTCGTGATTAGTTCGCCAAGTTTAAAATAACAATCGGATTTCAAGTTTAAATAGTTGTCACGAACTGCTTTTGATCCGTTCAAGAATCCTTTACATCTGATGTAATCAACCGCACCTCCGCCAATTCCATCTTCATCCACCAATACATTGGACAATAATACACCATTGCTTTGTGCCATTTGTCTAATCGTATCCACTACTTCATTTATTGGCTTGTGTTTTAACACTACAAATTTATCAGCGTGTAGTCCATCCCATAACACGATGACCGTTCTATCATCCCCCATCCGTGCAATATCCGCAGTTATGTACTTGGTTGTGTTCTTTTGTTGTGGCTCTCTAAAACAACGCAATAAATCATCGTAATGGTAAAGTCTATCTTGTGTTTCGTCATAGTCCCAATCACCATCTAAAAGCCTTTTGCGGTCAATCTCGGGTAACATTCGCAAGTTCTCGAGATACACTGGCGAGATATGTGGGTTATCTGTTGGCAAGGCTTGGATAAACTCTCTATCTTGCCTTAAAGTTCCATTACGTTTTGCATCGTAGAACTCATTGTATAACCATCCTTTATGTGGGTTGCAGGTTAGTAATCCTTTCGGCTTATCATTTATAAGTTTGTAACGCACACGAGAGGCTAAAATAGCTATACACTTTTCGCTAACCTCACCTGCTTCATCTACAAAATAATCGGTTATCTCTAATGAACCAAACCTTTGGAACTCGGGGTCACTCGGCATATCTGCCAAATCCATCAATATCGTTTGACTGCCATTGAACCAATTTATAACGTGGTCTTGACCGTTGTATGTATAGTGTTTACCTGCAACTAATCCATAGTTAGCGCACAACTCAAAGAAGGTAGCCATTGTACTCAATCGCAACTTCTTTAATTCTGCACGACCTATTAAACCGCGTGTTCCTGCGTACTTTAATCGTCTCTTTATTTGCCAATCGCAACCGAGAAACGACTTTCCTGATCCTGCAGAACCACCATATAACACCTGCCACTTATCCGAATCAATGGACAAGTGGTTCAAGGCTTCTTTTTGTTTATCGTGGAATTGTATCATACTTTTTTAAATACTAATATATTTTGATGAACCTTAACTAATTTTTGATTTTTCATATTACCGTTGGCTCTCATACTTGCACTTGCAATAGCATTTAAAAGTATTGCTTCATTATAAAATTTCATCTTTAATAATTGGTTGACCAAATAAATCGTATTCCATAATTTTAAATTTTTTCAATTATTCTTTTTTGCAAAATGTGACTATCCATTATATCCGCGTAAAGGTGTCGCATTATTCCTTGTCTCACATCGTGTTCAAAGTCCGATTTCTCTTTTGACTTCATCCGTGTAATCGCAAAGTTTGACAGGTTGCGTTCGTTTGTTAGTTCTTGGTAAGACAGGAAACGAAACTTTTTCCAATCTTCATCCGACCACCATTCAACGTTTATCAATTCTCTTTTTTCTAACATCCGCATCATTGATGGCGCGAGTAAACTAACTTCCATTCTCTTTCCATCTTTCCACCTTTGGATATCAGTCAAAAACATTTCTTTGAAATCTACTGGCTCATCGTCTTGCGTTGTTGTACCGATTACCAACTTCGCCTTCTTTCTTTCGATGTCCAAGTTCATTTGCATCTTGTAGACCTTATACGCGTTTAATACATCACTTAAGAATTGAATGGACATCAAGCCATAGTGTTCCACACGTTTCCACGTTTGACCAACTGCGTTTAGTTGAAATGCTAAACCAAGTTCACCTATCGTAAAGAACCTGTAGAACTGTTGCGTTGTGTCGTATAACAACTGCGTTTCTTCGGCTGAAGGTAATTCTTTGATTCCACTTATAACGATTCCTTTTGCTATTAAAGCCTTGAACATTGGTAACGTGCTGTCTTGAATTTGAGTTTGTTCAAGCGCATGTAAATAGGCTTTTTCATCAACCGTTAAGCCATTGTTGTAAGTCTGCCCTTTGTACTCGACCAAGTTTTGATTCATAGTTATTGTTTTTAGTTGTTACAAATTCGTGAAGTTTCCAAGCGGAACGCATTGCAGCCTTCCAATCTTTCATTTTCTTTTTGCCATAGTACCAATTAGTATTGGTGTAATGGCTTATAAATACTTCTGCAAAGTTAAGCGCATCATCAGAACACGCAAACGGAATGCGCTCCAAAAAGTATTCCCCCACCTGTTCCATTGTCGGAGGCGAAAATGATGTTTTCGGTGTCTTGCACTTCGAGGATATCAACTGCTCTTCGAGTAATTGTACCCTTAAGGTCAAGGATTTTAAGGCTTGTTCTAATTGTTCGTTGGTCATTAAGTCGTTGTTTTAAAATACTACAATCATATTCGTTATCCAGTAACAACATTGCCTCGTCAATATAGGCACGGTAGATGGCATCCACTTTGTAAAGGTCAACCATTTTCTTTACCGCGTGTAGAATGGTTGCGTGGTCTTTACCACCTATTATTTGTCCTATCTTGGCAAGCGAATTGTTTGTTCCTGCGTAAATTAATAAGGTCGCAATATAACGCGCATCGATTATAAATCGTTCACGTGACCGAGAAAAAAACTGTTTACGTGTAACATCGTGCGTTCTACATAGTAAGTCAATCACTTTATCCTCAAACGAATAGACATAGTTTTCTTCCTTCTCAATAATCATTCGTTGTAACTCCTTCGCGTTCTCATTTGTGAACACGTTTAGGAATTCTCGGTAATTTTTGATTCGGTACCTGTCCAAAAATTGTATTAAAGAATTACTCATTTGTCACCTCCTTTGATTTTATCTCTCATCCATTCAACACCTTGAATAAAAATGCTTCTAAAATAGATATTTCCATCCATCATTTCATTTCCAAATTTTTCCATAGAAATAGGATATTGTTCTTTTGCTAATTCATATATATCCTCATCCGTTGGTAGTTGGATTGGGATAAATCGCTCCATTACTTCTTCGTGAGTTAATCCACGTCCTAATTCATACGATTGAATCATTTGCTCTTCTGTGTATAGCTTACTCATCACCTTCGTTTTTTATTGTTCTTTTTTCGCTTTCTAAAATTAGTTCTACAATCTCCTTTGAACTGATGCCAGTGTACTTACTTATCTTGGTAATATCGCAAATATGCATCAACATCGGGTAGCGTGTCCACTTTTGCGCCTGTGGATAACTGATGTTCATTGCCTTCGCAAGGCTCGGCGTAGTGCCGAACCAAGCGAAAACAAAAAGTTCCCATTTACTTTTCATCCTGCAAATCTTTTATCACGTTAATGATTGGGTTAAATAGTTCCGCTATGTGCGGATCGTAGGAATGTTCCTTTTGTTGTGCTAAAGTACACTTTAAGATTTGTTCTAATTTGTTGTTCATAATAGTGGTTTTAAAATTTTAATTGTTTCGTGCATTCAAAACGGAAGGTCTCCCGAATCCATTTTAGAGTTTGAGTTCGCGTTATCTTTCGCATCATCGGTTAAACCAATGCCAGTCAAAAGATATTTTTCGAATAGTTGAGCAACCTCAATAACCTTTGCAGGATTCTCGGAATGGTTCATATCAACGGAAGCCTTTAAAGCCACTGCACGTGCGATTGATTCTTCTTTTTCTTTCGAGTTGTTTGATTGGTATGAATTACCTGTTGAACTCGGAGTGAACGCGCGTTGTTCCTGTACCCATTTGATTTTGTGACCTCTACCACTTGGAGTGATTTCGTAGTTCTTGGTATCACCAACCGCGAAGGGTGGTTGTTGCGATTTAGAAAACACCGTACCGGTATCTCCATTTTCCATAGTGACTTCGAACTTGAACATATCGTTCCAAGTTCCCGCGCCTTGCACGTTTGTGATTTTTGATGTAGCCATCTTGTTATTGATTTTTAATTGATTTTCTTTTTTTTGTTGTTGTTCTAAAAGCCAATCGTCATAGCCTTTAGAATTAATGTGTTCATCGCTACCGATTTTAACATCGCGCCAAACACCTTCATCCGTACATACTCGAATTCTATCGTACATAAGTTCTTTCAGTTAAAAGGTCTTCCATTCGTTCCAAAGGGCTACGCGGTACACTATTCGCGATGTGTTGAGCCAGTGCGTTGTAGTCGAGTTGTTCAGTTGGATAACTCGCAGACTGAACGCAAATGAATTTTCGTGGGTATTTACTTAGCATCATTTATTTGTTTTAAAGTGTCTTGTTTATCTTGCTCGTTCCAAATTATTCCGCTCGGAACGTATTGCTCAACTGCCAATCGAATGAGTGACAATTGAAGGGCGTTTACTTCGATTTTCATTTAGTTGATTTGAAAGATAAAGATTTCAGTTCTTGCAGGTGAGTATTCGATATCATCGTGAGCAAATGCCCAACCATCTGCATCATAACCATAAACGAGATTCATCTCATTTGCTTTTTCAATTACGTACTGGTTAGCGCGTGATAAAGAATCATAATTGCGAACCTCTGCATTGATGCCTTCTTTGATGTGTACTTGATAATTCATTGCTTTATTTGTTTTAAGTTTTTGCTAATTTAATTAATAACCGAAATCTACAACGTGTTTGAATACGATTGATGTCATAATTCCACCAACCTTCATAAAAGAAATCTGTTCAGCCATCATTTTGTTTGCGAACCAGTCTTTAACTACAACTGATGTTTCAGTCATTGCTTCAACAACTGACTTGGGCATCCATTGCTCTTTAGTGAATTGCTTGTTACTGCGTGGGTGCTCTAAAGTGATTTCTACGCAAATTGCTTTTTCACTTTCTTTGATTACTGAGTTGATTGACATTTTCATTTGTTCTTTGTTTTTGTTTGTTGAGCAAATCTATGTGAATTTCTTTCTTCATTCCAAATAAATTTTAAAGAAAAATAAAACTTTTTTCATTTTTGTTGATTTTACAAGGGTTTTAGAAGGTCATTAAATAGTAATTTAGACGCATTATAAATAGTAGATGAAGCAAAAGATAGTAAATAGCCTAAAACCAAGAGCGAAAAAACCATATTCGGGTGAGGCTGGAGTTCAAATAGCCGTTATTCAGTACCTTAAATTGGCTTATCCAAGTGCTATTTATTGTGCGAGTGCAGGTGGAATGTTTACGAGTATGAAACAAGCCATAAAAATGAAGGCTACTGGATACGTAAAAGGTTTTCCTGATTTGCAAATCTGCGAACCAAACGAAAAATATCACGGGTTATTTATTGAATTGAAAACTGAAAAGGGTGTTGTAAGTAAAGATCAGAAGGAATGGATCAAACAACTAAACAAACGGGGCTATTATGCGTCTATATGTAAAGGATTTGCAGAGGCACAAGTTGTAATAGATGACTATTTCAGAGGAACAATATAACAAGTACCGCATTTTTGCGAGGAATATCACCGCATCACAATTCGAAGGTGATGAGTTGTTACATAGTACACTATTGAATATACTTGAAACTGATACATCGAAAATAAACGACATTGATTCCTACGTTATTTGTTCGCTTAAATGGGAATACATAAGACCACGTACGCGTTATAAGAAACTAATTGGTGACTTTCAAGCGAATTGGACAGACCTTGAGCCACATCAATTCGAAGTTGAATTAAATAACAACCGCGAAACGTGGATAGGTTCACGACTAACCAATGAGCAACTTGACATCCTAATGAGTAGGCTTCCATTCTTTGAACGTGAGGTCTTCAATCTATACGTAATGAATGGGTTTTCTTACCGCGAATTATCAAACGAGACAGGAATACCAGTATCTTATTTATACGACACTGTAAAACGTGCCAAAGAAGAAATAAAAAAATGCATCAAATATGACGAATAAAGATATGTTTGAATATCGGATGGGTATTTGCAAAGCCTGTCCGATTTTTAATCACACAACCCGAACGTGTGGTACTGCGTTATCCAAATTAAATCCATTTAACGAATGGCAGGAGATGAACGGAGTTAAGTTTAAACCTTGTGGTTGCTTTATGGATGTTAAAGCTCGTATGGCATTACAAGAATGTCCCGCGAAACTTTGGACTGCACAAACGGATAACGACACTATCGAAGAGGCAAAGGAACTAATCGCAACTATTAAGAAATCGGGAATAGTTACAGGCGAACAACGATCCGTACTAGGTAAATTAAAAGCCATTATCAATGGAGATACCAAGCCGATTAAGTTGCGCCATTGTATTGGTTGCGTGACCAAGATAGTTGACGAATTAACGCACCAACTGAAGCGCGAGGATTCCGAGTTGTTATTAGATACAAATGAAGTTGAACAACCACAACCAAAGAAACGTGGACGAAAATCAAGAAAGCAATGAACATGCTACATTTATTTTTTATGTCATATTTGACGATCGCCTTGTTACATATTGGCTTGTTCCTAACACTGATGCGATTTCACTCCATTCGTTTCACAACTGAGAATATAGTAGGTATGCTATTCACTTCTATAACCTTTCCGCTATGGTGGTTTGGGTTGTTGAAGAATCGTGAATAAGTATTAAGGCAACCGATTGTATTTTAGTGCATCTTTGTTTCGTGGACATTAGCATTAAATATTTTTGTATTTCATACAGATTCCGTTGGGGACAGTCCACATCCCCTTCGGAATTTTGTTTTTATATTGAATGAGTTATTTAAAATTACTTCCTTTTGGCATAGGGGAATGCAACCGCTACACTTGCGATACTTCAACGCTTGGATCGTGTAAAATTTTAAATGATTCTTTTTTCGGGGGGACTTTTTTCTTTTCTTTCTTTTTGTCCTTTTTCTTTCTTTTCTTTTTGAGTTATAGTTTATATCTTATATTTAAGATAGGTTATAAAAGAAATCAAATTCAGGTTAAATATGATAATTATATTTTTAATGATTATATGAAAAATGAAATAGAAGATAAATTTGAAGGTTCAATTCTTGAAACTGAAATTAGAAATTCAACTGGTGATAGATTAAAGAAATTTCACCAAATGATTATCATTGCTTATTTAGGTAATGAAGATTCGCAATTTTGGCAAGATGCAATTCAATACATAGAAAGAAAAGTAAATAAATAAAATATGATTAATTTATTTAAAATAAATATTCTTCACCAAGAAGAAGGAATAGTGACATTGCAAATTATATATAATGACAAATTTACTGATTGTATCACGTTGCCAATCAATGAACTTTATATAATTTTAGATAAATGGTATTCTGAAAATGGACCTCAATAATTATTTAAGTACACTACCTATTTAAATAAGTGCATCACCTTTTAAATTAAGTACATAACCTATGATTATACTACCCGCACAAATTGAAAGTATCAAATCCCGAAAGGATAGAACAACCGCTATTGTAATAGGCACAAATGAATTAACACCCGACCAAGCAGGGCAAATATTCAGTTTACAAAACTCATTCGTTTATTGCGCCCTAAAAGAGGAGGAGTTCGCGTCTAAAGAGAAGGAGATAATAGATGAACTTAAAGCGGACTTTGAGATAGAAAAGAAAAGCAATGGTCAAAGGTTACGCAATGTGTTGTATAAGTTATGGGAACAGGACAAAGAAGGGTTCTTGACCTTTGCCAAGTTCTACGACCATAAGATGGAGCAGGTGATTAATCACTTTAAAAGTAAGATGGATTTGTAAACATCAAAATTTAACAAATGAACATAACGGACAAAATAACAATTACGAACGAGGACAATATGGCTTTGATGTCACGTTATCCTGATAATTACTTTGATTTGGCTATTGTTGATCCGCCTTATGGTATTGGTGAGGATGGAGCTAAAAATCATTCAAGAGGTAAAGCAACTAAACCAACAATGTACACTGCAAAGAGTTGGGATAGTTCAGCACCTGATAAAAACTATTTTAATGAACTTATTCGAGTATCAAAAAATGTAATTATTTGGGGAGCAAATCATTTTATTGAAAATATACCAAACGCAAATAGTTCAAGTTGGATTGTTTGGGACAAACAAAATGGAGATAATGATTTTGCAGATTGTGAACTTGCTTGGACTAATCACAAAACTGCGGTTAGAAAATTTGAGTTTAGATGGGCAGGAATGTTGCAAGGTGATATGAAAAATAAAGAAATTCGTATTCATCCAACTCAAAAACCAGTGGCACTTTACAAATGGATTTTAGATAAGTACGCTAAACAAGGCGACAAAATACTCGATACACATTTAGGTAGTGGAAGCATTGCAATTGCTTGCCACGATTACGACTTTGAGTTAACCGCTTGTGAATTAGATAAGGAGTATTACGATAAAGCAATACAACGTATAAAGAACCACACAGCACAAGTAAAAATGTTTTAATTATGGGATTACCTAAAGGACAAACGAACAATGCCAACGGTCGACCTGTTGGTTCAAAGAACAAACGAACCGAGCAATGGGAGGCGCTTGGCGAATCCATTACAGGACACCAAGCGGAGAAGTTCAATGAGTTCCTTGATAAGTTGTGGAGCAGTCGCAATGATGAAGACAAAATGATTGCAAGTGAGTTGTACTTAAAAACACTTGAATACTTCAAACCTAAACAGGCAAGACAAACGATAGTGGGAGAAGGTGATGCGCCAATTCAAATTGTAATATCGGACAAACTATGACACCAAAAGAAAAAGCGGAAGAGTTAGTAGGTAAGTTCAAAATACCTTTGATTTTATCTGATACGGATGCAGGTGAAGAAATCATTTGTACAACCATATCAAAAAAATGCGCATTGATTGCGTTTGATGAGATATTTTTTGCATTAAAATATAACCTTGATGGTGCTACAAGTGGTAGCGTTAAATATTGGAATCAAGTAAAAATAGAAATAGAAAAATTATGAATAAGAAAACAACCAAAAGAACTGTTGTCATTTACAACACTGGAACGACAACGGAAGAAGAAGCAAAACATACTTTAGAGATGCTTAATTGTGACGATTCAATGCTATGGGATAACGCAGATCATTGTGAAATTCAAGTATTTGAAGTACCTATAAATTAAAACTATGAACGAAGCACGTAATGAGAATATGCACCACACGTATAGGTTGTGCGTAATGTTTGGGATGTGGTTACAACAACCAACCCAACGTAAACGATTAAATAACACCGAAATGACCACTCTTTTCCAGGAGTGGATTGATCTATTAAGTCAGCAGTTAGACAATGGCGAAGATTAAACTTGAAAAGGACTATTCAAAGGTCACGGTCAAACAATACGTTGACTTTATTACCAACGAAGGTAACGACATTGGGCAGGTATCTGCTATCTTAAGAATCAACAAAGACGATGCGCGTAATTTGTCATCCGCAACCATTGGAGAGGTTATAGCCTTTTTTAAGGAAACCATCGACGAACCGAAAGCGGAACATCAGCACAAATGGAAGGGCTACGGATTTGTACCCGACATCAACAAGATTAGTTTCGGTGAATGGTTAGATTTAGAAAGTAATTGTAAGGAGTTCCCCAAACATTTAACAAAATTACTCGCAATCCTCTATAGACCAATTAGTTCCGAGATTGGCACGAAGTACAAAATTGAGCCTTACACTGCAGAACATTTAACCAATGCTAAAGTGTTTGATGATATGCCTTTATCAGTCGCAAATGGTGCGATGGTTTTTTTTTCGAATATCGAAAGCGAATTGTTGAATCGTTCCCTCGCGTTTTTAGATTCAACGATGATGATGGAGATGGAGAAGGCGATAGCGATGATGAAGGAAGCGGTGGCGCAACAAACGACTTAAGCGAAAGATACGGATGGTTTCACGTTATCGAAGAATTAGCGGATCGTGATGTTACCAAGTTCGACATTATCACCGAAACCCAGGCTTCAACCATCTTTGCGCATCTATCTTATCGAATAGATTACTTTTCTTTCCAAAAACAACTCCTAAAAAAGTGACGTTTTGCGTCTTTAAGATATGGCAACAGCATCTTCACTCTATACCTATAATGTCGTGGTAAGCAAATTTCAGCAATTTGCAGAACAACACGCGTTAATAAGAAGGTTCACACACGGACAAATAGCACAGGCGGACTTGGAGAAAGAGACCGAGTATCCGTGGATGCACGTAACCCCAACGGGAATAAGTTTCGATAAAGGACAACTTTCGTACACATTCGATGTGTTCTTTGCTGACTTACCACGTGATAAAGACGAAAAGACCGAGTACCAAAAACAAGCAATTAGTGATTGCATCTTGTTGGCTTCCGACTTCGTTAATATGTTGGAGTTAGGTCACCTATTCGATGAATCGGTAGTGTTGACTACACCAATAAGCGGTTCGCCTTTCGTTGAGGAATTTAGCCACGTTTTAACAGGTGTTCAGTTATCCATTGAATTGGCGGTTGACTATTTGTGGGATGCGTGTGATATACCATACATCGGAGACTAATGGCAAAAAAAGTACAATATACAACTAACCAACCAAGTGCATCAACTGATTACTTGGCAGCAGATAACACTTGGAAGGCTATGACAGGTGGTGGTGGGGGTGTTCCCACTACGCGAACTTTAACTATTAACGGAATTGCTCAAGACCTTTCAGCTGATAGGACATGGAATGTGGGAGATATGCTTAAATCGGTTTACGATACGGATGTTGATGGTGTTGTAGATAGCGCAGAACGTATTGAGATTGTTGTCAGGAACTCCACAGGTTCAACAATTACGAAAGGTCAAATTGTTTATTTAAGCGGTGCTACTGGCAACCGACCAAATGCACTACTTGCCCAAGCAAATAGCGAAGCGACATCATCCAAAACTATCGGAATGGTAGTTGCTGATATTGCTAATAATAGTGATGGATCAATAGCGGTTAATGGAACACTTCACAACATAGATACAAGCGCATTTACTGCGGGTGATTCGTTGTGGTTAAGTGCAACAACTGCGGGAGGTGTTGTAGCAAATACACCACCTGCAGAACCTAATCACGCGGTGTTCATTGGTTATGTAGCAAGAGTTCATCCAACGCAAGGGCGCGTTGTTTTAAATGTCCAAAATGGATATGAATTAGACGAGTTGCACGGTGTACAAATTACATCCGTTGCTAATGGTGATGTGTTGACTTATAACTCAACAAGTGGATTATGGGTTAATACTGCACCAAGTACATCTGTATCGCGTTCGTTTATGGGTGTGAATCAAAACGGAACTATTGCGTTAAGCGGTACAACTTATGGTTCGTTCATTTATAGTGGATTTAACGCGTCCGAAAGTGCGCGTATTTTTGTTGTGCCTTACGCGTGTACAATGAAAAACTTTTATGTGCGTATATTCTCGGCTCAAAGTGCTACAGGTAGTTTGGTTTTTACGTTGAGAAACAATGCAGTAGATACATCGGTAGTAACAACGATTGCAGCAGGTAGTGCAGCAGGAACGGAAGCGAATAGCGGTGCAAATTCTGCATCATTTGTAGCAGGTGACAACTGCGCTATTAAGGTGGTAAATAATGCAACGGTGTTAAGTGCAACGGTCAATAACACTTCAATAATGATTGAAATATGAGATATCAAATAATTGAAAAGGAAAACTTAACTATCATCCACGTTTTAGAACAAAACATCTTCTTCGGTTATGATGATTCGGAAGATTACTTGGTATTTCGCGAAGGATTAGAAGTGAAAGGAATAGATGCCTTTGTTGACTTGTTAATAGAGGATAGTAACACTGCATTTACCAAATTCACCGCGTTCAATGGCTAATAGTCCTTTAAATGATTTGATCCAAAAATTCGGTGCTGATGTTGTCGAAAAGGCAATGCAGAATCTCGGTGCATATCGTACCGTTAAAGGAAAGAAAAGACGAGCAGTTGCAAGTGATAACTTAAGAAAGTCATTAGGCTTTTATTACAACTCAAAGAAAGGACTTCTTGAATTCTTCGCCAAAGGTAAAGCCAGTCAATATGCCGATGTAGTTGAGCAAGGAAGGAGATCAGGTGCAAAAAGACCACCGATTGAAGCAATCATTCAATGGATGAAGATAAAGCCTATTCGCGTTCGTTCTTTGGATGGCAAGATAGTTAAGCAAACACCTGAAAGAATCGAAGCGGCTGCGTTCAACATTGCACGTGCTATAGGTCGGAGGGGTATTCCTCCACTTTATTATTGGCGCGATGCGGTTAACGAGTTGGTTGATGTTTACGAGCCACAATTCGCAGAGGCTTTAGGAAAGGAAATTAAAATTGTGATTGAAGACAATTTACAAAAGAGAATAAAAGTATGATAACGACAAAGATAACAGGACTTTCTGCTCAAGGATCAACCGAGTTTACAGGTCTTGCATATTCAAACAATGATGTAGCGGTGACAATGCTATCCGATAATGTTACTGAAGATGGTTTTAAGTATATCTTCAACGTGGGCGATGTGGCTACAGGAAACGAATACAAGTTCTATGTGTCACCAAATGCTGCATTGAATGGTGTATTTAACTGCAAAACAATCTTTAATCAGTTGACACCTACTCCAATGGTGTATAATACAACCGATGTATTGATGCATATTAGCGCACCAATAAATATGGTTGACTTAAATACCAACGCATTTAGAGTTCAATGTTTTGAAGGTTGGAATGTTGGTGGTGTATTTACTGAAACTGATGCTGATTTAGTTCAATACGATTTAATGGTCGTATATGGTAGCGGTAAACAGAACTTTATTGTTATGGGTACAAACGACACCAAGCCATTGGCGCTATCCCAAGCATACGACAATACACTTGGTTTTAACAATGGGTTAGTATCACAAGCAATTAACTTGCCATCTAACCTACAAAATCCAATTATAAACTGGCAAAAGATTTCACGTTCAAATGTAAGCGGTGACGAGGATAGTGCCTATAGAATCTTATCTTGGATTGCTGACGATGGAACTTACATCAATAGCAATTACCCGACATTATCTATTACCAACTTTGAAATTGATTTCTACGATGAAAGTGGAACAAGTATCGCAAGTATTGACATTCCATTCACTACAATGGGCGGTTCGTTGTATCATTTGCCAACGGGATTAAAGAACCTTGTTAATGGTGGATATATAGACCAAACTACTGCGGATAATACGGTCTTTTGGATTATTAGCGGTGTGGGTGAAAGTGGTGATATTACCGCTAAATATGGCTACTATATTGAAAGCGATTGCAAGTACAATCCGGTACACTTGTATTGGCTTAATCAAATGGGTGGATGGGATAGTTATTCTTTCATTAAGAAAAACGAAAGGTCTATTGAGGTTGAAAAGAAACGATACAAGCAATATCTTGGCGACTATAACAACGCGACAACTGAAAACCCATTTAGCACCGAAGCATTCTCACGTTCACTAACCGAAAGAGAACCTATCGTTAAAACATTCCTTAACCTTAATTCAAATTGGCTTACCGAAAGTGAGTTCAAGTATATGCGTGATTTGTTCCGTTCTAAATCGGTGTGGATGGTTGACGATAACGTAGACGGTTATTCGGTTGTTCCTGTTGTAGTTGAGGACAATAACTACCTAATGCGTAGGGAAAGAAACTCACGCAAGTACAACCAAACGTTGAGACTACAAATTGCCAACGATAACGAAACTTTGAATATTGAAAATACACCATTCCCGATTCCTTCACCTGTAGCTTGTTCGTATTTTGACACATATGCCAAAGTAGGCGGTTCATCATCTTTGGTAGTTGGAACAAATGTAGGCAATGCGTGTAATATAGTTAGCACCGCATCAGCATCAGCGCGTTATATCACGGTTAGTGTGGCAAATACGTTAGGCGATACACCAATCGCAGGGCAATCGTACTATGTTAGTATCGAATATACAAGCAATGTACCTACACCGATTAAGAATGGATATATTGACTTAGGTAATACGGTGACAGGTGGCGGAACGCGCACATCGTTTGATATGCAAAGTTTTGGAACTCCGATAATCGCTACTGGCATTTGGGGAACAGGAACAAACCCGAACACGTTTTACATCAAACTACCTGCGTGGAGTTCGGGAACGTGGACAGGTAATATTTATGTAACGGTTGGTTTTGGTAATTGTCCCTAATAACAACAAATGGAAACAGCACTTATAATATATTCACAAGGCGACAATGTACCTACGTTGGTTGACCTTTACGAGAATGAGACGATTGCACTACAATTCAACTTTAGTGATATCAAGGACTTGAAACCGCGCGGATCGTACTCGAGAACCTTTCGCATTCCTGCAACGCAAACCAATGGTAAAATATTTGGATTCATTCAGGAGAATACGTATCAATTTGCATCGTTTAATCCAAAGCGAAAACTAAACGCAATAATCACGGTTGACACTATACCTATCCTTGAAGGTAACTGCCAATTCAAGGCTTGTTATACTTCCAATGGTGAGGTGAGTGAATATGAGATTGTGTTTTTTGGTAATGTAATTGATTTCTTTAAGAACATTGGTGACAACGATTTTAAAGGTTATATTTCATCACAACTCCAAACCGATTATAATATCATTGTTAAATATGACAACATTGCAACCTTCAACGCAGAAACGGATATTTACTTAAGTTTAACTGATAGAGGTCAAAATTGGGTTAACAATGTTGAAGGTGGAAGGTCAATAAATACATTGAATGTAAATAGAGTCGCAAAGGCTGCAGAACTTACACCATTTGTATCGGCAAGATATATCTTCGATAAGATTATTGAGTTAAGTGGATTTGAACTTGGAGACAACTCGGCTACACTAACTGATGAACTTGACTTTATGTATGTTCCTTGGATAAGTGAGTCAGCACAAATACAACAAGTTGGAGGTAATCCCGAAACTGCAAAGTTTTTATTAAATGGGTATACTGGTAGTCAAAGTATTACAAGTGCTGATTTTGCCGATGAACTTTTTTATAATTCTATCACTTACAAGGTAGCGCATTTACCTTCATTGAACCAATCACAAGACCCAGGAAACAACGTTACAGGAAATGTTTATACCGTACCTTTCAATGGCTACTTCCAAATAATGGGTTCTATTGAATTAGAAGTTATACCCGATTCGGTTGGTGACTTTTATGCCAATGGTTTAACACTTGGTTTTGTACGAACCTTACCATCGGGAGATAAAGAATTGTTGTTAAATATGGGATTTGTATTGTGTTACACTTATGGCTCAAGTGCGAATCTTGTTCCATTGGTAAATACACCAATTTCAGCAAATACAGGAACTGCAACTCAATTCTTAAATGAAGGTGATACTATTGAGGTTGTATTATGGGGTGACAATGGTATCGTTACATCACTTAATGATTTTCAAGGTGACTTCCAAATTAACGAAATTGTGTTTCAATGTCAAGAAGTTTCAAAGCCTTTGTACGGAAACGTAATTGATTGGTCAGCGAATGCGCCAATTATGAAGTGTAGTGAGTTTATGGATTCGCTTTTCAAGATGTATAACTTGGTTGTAATTCCTAACAAAATCAATCAAAAACAAATTGATTTCATTCCATTCACCGAGTACATCAGTCAAGGAGTTAGTAAGGATTGGACACCATTGTTAGATATTAGCAAAGACATCACACTAACTGCTACAACTGACTATCAAGCGAGAAAGAACACGTGGACTTATAAGGCAAGTAGCGACCTATTCAACAACCTTTACAATACGCAAGGAAATCGCGTATATGGTAGGCTTGAATTGGTTGATCCACAAAACGACTTTGCTACTGAAGAACAAAAGATTGAAGTTCATTTTGGGTCTACTCCTATCGTTCCTGTAGATGGAACTACTTATGCCATCCCTAAATTCGTGAATGACCAGTATAGTTACACCGCACCAAACCCACGTATCTTGTATAAGACAGGAGAAACGATGAAGTTTAACGTGTACAATGACACAACAAGTGGTATAAACCAAGTTACTGCTTATATGTTCAGTCATTACTCGGATTTTGTACCTACTATAACTTCGCGAGATTTAAACTTTGGTCAAGAAACTCCATTATGTCTTGTTAGTTCAATACCATATAAGACATTATACGCACGTTATTGGAACGAATACATTGAAAATATTTATGCACCTGATGCGAGAATATTAGAGGCTTTCTTTTCGCTTGAATTTGCTGATATTTATAACTTCAACTTTAACGACAAGATATTCATTAAGGACTCTTATTGGCGAATCCTGTCAATTAGTGACTATGTAGTTGGCACACAAGACACGGTTAAGGTTACTTTGATTAAACAAGTGACTGCAGCACCCGATTGTCTTTTAACACCATCTTCAATAACAGCACTTGGCGCGGTTGCATTTGTAGATGCTAATGGAAATCCTGCAGATGCTACACAAGTTTGTTGTGAGGTCTATAACTATAACTGGATTGATGGAGGTTGTTATGCATTCTCTCGCGATTCCGATGGAACAGGTAAGCCAAAAAGCGCACAATTAAGTACCGAAAGAATTTTGAGTTACGATTCAAATGAGAAAAGCGCACTTGTTGTATCCGATAATAACTTTGTTGGTGTAGGTAATACCAATTCAATTATAATAGGTAGCAATAACCGCGTTAACGATGGATTCAATTCGGTCTTTGTTATGGGTTCAAATGCTAATGTTATTAACGGAGGTGTAACCATTGGAAGCAATGGAGTTTATCAGGGTGAAATGCAAAACGGTCTTATTCCTGTTTGGGGCAAAGGTGATTTCACCAACGATACTACCTCAATAACTTTGTTAGGTTATGGTACAAATTATATCAATATGCCAGACGATTCGGTTTGGTTGGTTAAATTGCGTTTAATGGTAGGTCAAGTAGGTGCGTTAATTGATGCATCAGTAAGCGGTGAATACAACTTACATATTGCTCAAAGTGGTGGTACTATAAGCCTAAAGAATGTGACCACAATAGACGAAACACCTATTGACATAGATGGCAACTTTGTCATTGACTTGGATGTGGTCGGCAGTACCTTTGCAATACTTGTAACATTGGACAACGCAACGTCTTATCCGTACAATTCAATCAATATAAGCGGTCAATTAACATACACACAATACCATTATGAATAACCCACACGATACATTCAAAAACATCAAGGAAATGTTGAAACACGGAATAGGTAAAGACCTACCGAGCAAAGAAAATAAGTTGTCAAATTTTACAACTAACCTCATAAATTTCATCGTTTCTGCGTCTTTAATTATAGGCATTATTTACCTCATTAAAATGTTATTCTAATGGCTACACAAAAGACAGTTGTTGAAATAGATATACAAGGAACTGAACGCGTTGAATCAATGCGCACTCAAATGCGTAGGTTACGCGAAGAGTTGGCGCGATTGCCAGAGGGTACTGCTGAATTTCAAAAAGTTCAAAGAGAGTTAGGTGCATTAAATGACAAAATGGGCGACTTGGGTAAGTCGGTCAATACGTTGGCAGGTGATCCGTTAGAACGATTGAACAACTCCTTCGGAATGATTGGTAGTTCTATACTATCTCTTGACTTTGGTGCGGCTCAAACAGGCTTACAAGGAGTAACATCAGCCATTAAAGATTTCAAGTTTGGCGACCTTTCAAACGCGGCAAAAGGCTTTGGTAAAACAATGCTCGATTTAGGTAAGGCTTTACTTACAAATCCTATCTTTTTAATTGGTGGAATCATCGCGTTAATAGTTGCCAACTTTGAAGAACTCACAAAGGCAGGTGGATTAGTTGGAAAAATGTTTGGGTTTTTAAAATCAACCATTGATTCAGTTACGCAGGGTCTTGTTGATTTTTTAGATTGGATAGGTCTTACCGATTCCAAAGCCGAAGAGAGAGCCGAGAATGAAAAGAAAAGAGCCGAAGAAGCGAAGAAGTTGGAGGATGAAAAGGTAAAGAAACAAAAGGAAGCCGAAGAGCAAAAAGAAAAGTTAGCAAAAGAAGCCGCAAAGAAAGAAGCGGAACGATTACAGAAGGTTAGAGATGACCAAAAGGCATTAACGGAATACATAAAGGCAGAGCAGGAAAAGAGATACCAAGACACTTTAGCGAATGATGATAAGTTAGTTAGGCAGGCACAACTCCAGTACGAAGAAAAAAAGAAATTAGCGCACGGAAATTTAGAACTACTTAAGAAATTAGAAGAAGAATATCAAAAGCAAGTTGCTGAAATTCGTGATAAGGAAACTTTACAAATTAAAGGTCGTGATGCTACACGCGTAACATCTGCAACCATTACAAGTGGAATTGTACTTAAAACCAACCAAGCCGAAGTAGATGCCGCGTTAGCAAATCAAAAGAAGCAACAGGAAGGTGATGCGGCTTTATATGCTGCACGTTATCAAATAGCACAACAAACCATAGGCGGTTTAATGGACTTGAATACCGCGTTAGTTGATAGTGGTATAGTTGATGCAAAGAAAGGATTTCAAATTGCCAAAACTTTAGGTATTGCACAAGCCACAATAGGAACTATTGAAGCAACTCAAAACGCATTTACAACCGCTTCGGCAAGTCCTATAACAACTGTATTTCCTGCGTACCCATTTGTTCAGGCAGGTATTGCGGCTGCTGCTGGTATCGCACGAATCGCATCCATTCGCGCACAACAATTCAACGGAGGTGGTAATGTTCCCAAGCCAACCGCAAACGGTGGTGGGGGTGGTGGCGGTGCTACTCCTGCACCTGCGGTGGATTTATCTTTCCTTAATCAAGGTAGTAATAAAGCACAACCGATTCAAACCTACGTTTTAGCGACTAACGTAAGTAGCGCACAAGAAGCGGAACAAAAAATCAAAGACCAATCAAAAATCATAAAGTAAAAATGGAAGAAGTAAAAGTAATCGAATACACTATTGACGATAGTGGTTATCTTGGAGTTAACGCAATCTCACTTGTTGAGAATCCTGCAATCGAAGTTGACTTTGTTGCGTTGTCAAAAACATCAATAAAACAAGCGGCAATCGAAGAAGGTGAACGTAAAATGTTATATGGTGCGGTGATGATTCCCGACCAACTAATATACCGCGTTAATGGTGCAGGTGAGGCTTATTATTGCAAATACTCAAAGGACACTATTAACAAGATTGCACAAGAATATTTAAAGCGAAATATGCACCACAATTCTAACTTGGAACATCAAGTACCTGTTGCAGGTTGTGTGGTTGTTGAATCGTGGATCAAAGAAGGCGAACACGATAAGAGCCAAAACTTTGGTTTCTCCTTTCCGGATGGAACGTGGTGTATTGGAATGAAGGTAGATAACGATGAAGTTTGGAGTGATATAAAACAAGGAAGTGTTAAAGGGTTTTCTTTGGAAGGTTTCTTTACCGAAATGAGTGAGGAGTATTTAGCAGAACAGGAAATCGAAAAGATAATGAAGGCATTAGCCGATGAATTAAGCGCGTTGTAATAGATTACACCCCGTGCAGGTGTATGTTTACCCGACAAACAAAGAACCCCCTACGTTTAGGGGGTTTCTTCGTTGAACTTAAAAACAATTAGAAAAATGAACAAACATTACCCGAATGGGCTGCACAAAAGTAAAAACAAATTTGAGTTTATGCGTCTATTATACAAAGTAATTATCCACAATATGAGTAAAGTTAACGAAATCGTTTCCAAGTATGCTGAAAAACTAAAGTCCTTTGGAGTTAGTTTGTCGGCTGTGGAAGAAGCGGTAGAGCAAAAACAAATGGCAATGGCTGTACTCGCTGATGGTACTGAAGTCTACTCACCCGATGCTGAATTTGGCACAGGTTCTGAACTATTTGTAATGGATGACAACGGAAATCCTGTTGCTATTGCAGATGGTGAATATGAAACCGCCGAAGGAAAAATCTTGGTTGTAGTAGAAGGCAAAATCAGCGAAGTAAAAGATAAGCCAATGGAAGAAGAGCCTAGCGTAGAAGTAGAAATTCAAAAGGAAGAGCAATCTTCATTTGATGGAGTTTCACGCGAAGAGTTCGAAAACACTATCAGCAAATTGATTGAAGGCTTTGAGGCTAAAATCAACGAGTTGACTGCTGAAAAGCAAAACCTATCTGCAACGATTGAGAAATTGTCTAAAGCACCTGCTACCGAGTCGGTGAAAAAGGCTAATCCAGTTGCACAAAAACAAAGCGCAAACGAAGTTCCATTCAGAGCAATGGATTCACGTTCACGCGCATATCAAATCATAAATTCTAAAAAATAAAAAAAATGGCTATTACTATTACAAGTACATACGCAGGTGAATTAGCATTACCATACATTCACGCTGCTTTATTGAGTGGAGACACTTTGGCGAAAGGATACGTAACACTTAAAGAAGGTGTAAAGTACAAAGCGGTTCTTAAGAAATTATCAAGTGGTAATTTAGTACAACCTTTTACTTGCGATTTCGCTGATCCAACTGATTTGACTTTGAACGAAGCGGTTTTGACTGTTGAAGATTTGAAAGTAAATCTTGAAGTTTGTAAATCAGAGTTCGCAAAAGATTGGGAAGCTGCTTCTACAGGTCGTGGATTTGCTAATGACGTAGTTCCTGCTAACTTCCAAGATTTCTTAATCGGTTATGCTGCTGCTCAAGTTGCTCAAAATATCGAGTTTACAATCTGGCAAGGTGACACTGCAGGTACTTATTCATCTTTCGATGGTTTCGAAAAGATTTTGAAAGGTGCGTTGAGTGGTTCTGCTGACCAAACTTGGGGCGCTACAATGACTGCTTCAACTATCATCGCAGATTTGACTGCTTTGGTTGCTGCTTTGCCTGCTGCATTGATTGGTTCACCATCAGTTAAAATCTATATGAACCGTTACACTGCACAACTTTACAAGCAGGCAATCGCTGCTTTGGGTTATGCATTTGAATACAACGCGTTCAAAGAGTTCAATATGCAATTCGATGGATATGATATCTATGTATGTCCAGGAATGACAAACGGAACTGTAGTTATTGCAGAGCCTACTAACTTGTTCGTAGGTGTTGATGCTAACTCTGATTTCGCTGAAGTTAAGGTAGTTGATATGTCTTTAACTGATGCATCTGACTTGGTACGTATGGCTATGAAATTCCGCGTAGGAGTTCAAGTTGGCTTCGCTTCTGATTGCGTAATCGGACACAACTAAAATAAACACAAGTAAAAAGGTGGGGGAATAAGTCCCCTGCCTTTTATTGTAAATAATAACAACTAAAAAAAATTACTATGGCTTGTGAATTAACCGCAGGATTTGCACTTGATTGCAAAGAAGGTGTAGGTGGTATTAAGGCTATTTTCTTGCAGCAATTAGTTGACTTTCAAAGTGGAGTTACTGTAGATGCTACAAGTGAAGAGATTGACGGCTTACCAACGGCTTCCGTTTACCAATACACACTTCCAAAACACACAGGAAGTTTTACAGAAGAGGTACAAAGTTCTGTTGAAAACGGAACTATTTTCTACACTCAAACCGTTACTGCAACTTTCTTTAAGTTGACTGCTGCACGTAGAAAGCAACTTGAATTAGTTGCAAAAAATCGTCTTGTTGTATTTGTACAAGATAACAACGATAACATCTGGATGATTGGTAAGGTTGATGGCGCAGAAGTAACTGCTGCATCTACCGCTACAGGAACTGCAAAAGGTGATTTAAATGGTTATACCATTACATTTACTGCAGAAGAAGCCCACAAGGCTTACCGCTTGGAGTCATTTAGTACAACTCCATTTGATAACTTTGCTTCTATAACTGTAGTCGCACCAACTATTTAACTTATATTTGTTTAAGGGATGAATTACCTTCAAACGAATACCGCATCGCAGACCCTTCTCCTTTCTTTAAAGGAGGGGGTTTTGCTTTTTGATACAACGTATACGGATTACTTACTTGTAATTCAAAACGAAATTACTTTAGAGACATTTTATGTTATACCTGCTCAAATCAGCGAGAACGATAGGGTCACGACTTTGGCAATTAGTACAAATGACGATGATCCAACTAATGGTTCTATCTATGTTACTAATGGTGGGCGTTATAACTTCATTATATACGGTCAAAACTCAACTACAAATCTTGACCCTACAAACGCGGTTGTGGTTGGTGAGATTAAAAGAGGATTTATTCAAATGGAAACATTGATAAATTACTACGACCAACCAAACATAATTATTCCAAGCGACATCGAATACAATGGATAAAAACAAATCAATCGTTGAAAGGTTTAGCGCTACGCAAGTAGAGTTAGCCAAGTACGTTAAAATCGAGCCTATCGAATTTGAGGATAGAAAGGGATGGGTAGCTTATGGTGAGGGGAATCACTTTCCGCAATATCTAATTGAACTATATAACACCTCACCTGTTCACGGTGCGTTAGTTAACTCAATCAGTTTTATGATTGCAGGTAAGGAATTTACCGCGCCATCACAAGTTACATTGCGCGAGATTCAACGATTGAAATTAGATAAGGTCTTGCATTCAACTGCGTTAGATTTAAAGTTACACGGAGGCTTTTATTGGGAAGTAATTTGGTCAATGGACAGAAGCACCATTGCGCAAATAAACCATTTACCATACGAGAACTGCCGATTGGCTTGTAGTGATGACAATGACGATGTTACTGGTGTTTGGTATAGTAGAGATTGGAGTGATACTCGTAAAAAGAAAAACAATCCTCATTACATTCCATTCTTTGACGTAAATACCAAAGAGGAAAACCCGAAACAAGTGATGTTCCAACATTCGATGATGGTAGGAAGTGAGTATTATCCCAAGCCAGATTACATCGGTGCGATAAATGAGATTGAGAAATTAAGACAGTTAAGCGAATATCAAGTTAACTTGATTCTAAATGGTTTCTTCCCGTCACTTATTGCATCATTTAACAACGGAATCCCGACACTTGAAGAGCAACGAATGATTAAACAACAACTGCAAATGAGCATACAAGGTGCTGAAAATGCAGGAAAGGTTTTGACATTCTTTAATGAGGAACGTGATAGAGGTGTTGAGTTCACCGCTTTCCCTGTTGCAGATATGGATAAGCAATTTGAATCGCTTGTAACCCCTGCTATTGAACAGATTTTAGTAAGTCATCGCGTTACTTCACCGCTTCTTTTTGGTGTACGTGATGGTGGTGGATTGGGTTCTAATACTGACGAGATGAAAACTGCATTTCGTTTGTTTTCAAAGCAAGTAATTGATCCATTCCAACGTATTATCTGCGATGGAGTAGATATGTTGTTACGCGCTATCGGAGTTCCTCAAGGAACTGAAATAGTTGAGAATGATTTGTTCGAAGAAGATGTTGTAGTAAATGGCAACGTAGCACCAACGCAAGATATTGCAAGTCAGGCATTGAATGGTGCGCAGATTTCTTCTTTGCTTGAAATCATTACTCAAACGACTGCAAATGTGTTGACTTCAACAAGTGCTAAAGCAATTACAAAGGCTGCATTCCCAATGCTATCTGATGTTGAAATCAATAACATTTTTGATAATTTAAGTAGTGTTAACTTACAACCTGCTGATGTGTTGCAATCATCTGAAAAAAAAAAAGTTGAGTCCGAACACCAAAGCATTTCTAAAGTATGCTGTTCATCAAGCGATGATTTCACGGATGAAGAAGGAAAGCAATTCCTATGGCATCTTGCTGAATGCGGTGAGTTGATTGATTTGGATGAATGGGAATTAGTAGAGGAATGTGAGGTTGACAATTATGACAACGAAGAAAACTTCACCAAAGTAAATCAAGCACTTGAATCATACGCTGACCCAGACCAAAAAAGCAAACTTGATGCAGGATTGTATAAGGTTCGTTATAGATATTCAACTTGGATAAGTGAAAACTCGCGTGAGTTTTGTCGTGAAATGGTACGACTTTCAAAGGGTGGAATTGTTTGGAGATACGAGGATATTCAAGAAATGAGTGCTGCAGGTGTTAACGGACAATTTGCAGAGCGAGGGAAGAGTAGTTATAATTTGTTCCGCTATGTTGGGGGGGTTAATTGCCATCATTTTTGGATGCGTGCAATTTATAAGAGAAAGAGACAAGGTGGTAAATTCCTTCCAAACGAAGGGATGGAAAACGAGGTAAAGATTGCAGTTAGAAAAGCGGAAGCGGAAGGATTTTCTCCAATGGATAGAACCGTTGGTTACGATGATGCAAAAACACCAATGATTAAACGACCAAACGGAGGAAGATTAAACTAAAAAAATTGTAAAATATGGCAATCCCACAAGAAATACTTTTGATAAATGAGGAGTTATTAAAGAAATACACTCCACTTACCGATGCAGTTGATCCAAACATTATTCGTCCATGTATTTACGTGGCGCAAGATATGTACCTACAAAACTTTTTAGGTACTAACTTGACTAACAAAATCAAAGATGATGTAGCGAATGGTACACTTGTTGACCAATACGATACATTGTTAAATGAGTACGTTATTAAGTTGCTTATTTGGTGGACAATGGTAGAACTTTACCCATCATTGTTGTATAAACACGACAACGGAAACTTGGTAAGTAGACAAAGTGAAGACACTACACCTGTAACAAAGGGAGAGATGGAATCGTTGAAAGAAAAAGCGAGAGAAAACGCACGTTTTTACACCAAAAGAATGGTAGATTATTTGCGTTTTAATACAAACTTGTTTCCCGAATACACCAACAATACGGACAATAACATATTCCCCGATATGAACCCGTATGGTAAGAGTAACTTTTTAGTAAGTGATAGTTATAAAACACAACGACACAAATGGTCAATTCAAAACTTCCTACCACCTACGTACTAAAACGTGAACAGTACGAGAAAATGCTGAAAATTTATCTTAAAAAACAACAAGCTAAAGTAAAAAAAAGTTGAAAGAGTTAGTTTTTTTAAAAGGTAAGATTTGGTTTTTGGCAGGTCTTGCGGTATTCCTACCAATCAAAGAGTTGATGTTGACCATTGGCTTTTTGGTTGGTGCGGATATGGTTGTTGGCATATGGAAGGCTTTAAAACTAAAGCAACGAATTAGGTCAAGACGAATGTCCGATACCATAACCAAATTGTTGTTGTATCAAATTGCAATAATGAGCGGATTTCTTATTGAAACTTTTATCATTAGTGAACTTATACCAATCACGAAATTGGTTGCAACCGTTATAGCGGTAATCGAATTTAAGTCAATCATTGAATCGATTGAATCGGTTACTGGCAAAGACCTTTGGAGTAAATTGAAAACGATTATAGGTAGAAAAAGCGAAGATATAACTGATGCTATGACTGATGGAAAAGATAAGTAAATATGTGACCTATGCAGAAGTCACAAAAAGCAATCAAGCAACTGCATTAAAGTTGGCAAATATACCAAACGCGGAACAATTAAATAACTTACGTTTGGTATGTACTAAAATCTTTGATCCACTACGCGAACACTTTGGAATTCCTATCGGGATAAGTAGTGGGTTTAGGTCGGTGGAATTAAATGCCAAAATTGGAGGCTCTAAATCATCACAGCATTGCGAAGGAAAAGCATTGGATATTGATGGAGATATTTTCGGTGGCATAAGTAACAAAAAGATTTTTGATTATATAAGAAAAAGTTGTACTTTCGACCAACTCATTTGGGAGTTTGGAAGTGAGAATCATCCCGATTGGGTTCACGTAAGTTACAACGAGGGAAAGAACAGAGGTCAAGTTTTACGTGCGGTTAAAATTGGCGGAAAAACTGTTTACCAACCCTTCTAAAATATGGCTCAAGAATCACCAAAAACAAAGTTAGCGCGTGAAGTTCGCGCCAAGTTTCCAAACACACCAACGTTGACACTTGCAAAGAAGTTAAGCAAGGAACACTTTGAAACTTTTTTAGGTGTTGAAGATGCGCGAATGGCATTGAGAAGGATTGAAGGAAAGAATGGTAGAACTCCAAAGGATAAATCTTTGGTAGTGGAAAAAGAAAGACCACGTAACCCATTTAAACTACCCATGTCATACGCGAAAGGTCGAAAGCATATTGATGTAAAAGGCAAAAAGATTCTTATCCTATCCGATGTTCACATTCCTTACCACGACATTGACGCGTTATCAGTTGCTATTGAAACAGGCTTACAGGAAGGAGTTGACACGGTTATCCTAAATGGTGATGCTCTTGACTGCCATATGATTAGTGACTTTGTTAAAGATCCAAAGAAACGCAAATTCAAGGATGAATTGTACGCAATGCGTACCTTTGTTTATGAACTTCGCCAAACGTTTCCAAACGCAGAGATAATCTACAAAGAAGGCAACCACGAAGAACGCTACTGGCGTTATATGCGCGTTAAAGCACCGGAACTATTCGATATTGACGCATTTGATTTCGCTTCGCTTTGTCACTTGGATAAGTACGATATTAAGTGGATTGAGGGAAAGAACAAGATTAACATTGGTGGGTTGTCACTATTTCACGGACACGAGTTCGGTAAGCAATTCTTACCAAGTGTAAACGTAGCACGTGGGTTGTTTT